AGTTTGACCGGTTACGTTTGCAGTAGTGTTTTTAGCATAAATAAACTCACCACCCGAACGAAGATTTGCGTCATACCCCCGATAAGTTTCCCCCGGAAATACCAAACGCCCGGAGCCTGTACCGGTAACAAGGTTTACAAAACCCGGGTCAACTGAATCAGGAATTGTTAGATCGGTTACACCGAGACTATTATCATAAGCAACATAAGCCATAAAATTATCCTTTTAAATATATTAAGCCGATAAAACGCCTTGCAAACGACCATTTGAAAGGGTCATATTGCCTGCGAATCCAATTAGTTTAACCATTGCATCTTGATTGACTGCAAAGCGGTCATCGCCAATCGGCACAAAATAGCGTTCGGAATGTGGACGGAAATAGATGTAATCGGTATTAAGGAAATACATGCTATTTGTTGGAGCACCACCACCGAAACCACCATCGAGAACAACGTCGGCTTGTTTACCTGCACCGAAATAAGCCAAAGAAGTAAACCCTGAACCTGCCATTTCAGATTCATTATTTATACGTTGGATTGCTTGAAGCGATTGCAAATACAAGTTGTAATAGTTATTATCGGCAACGATTAAATCTGCACTATCCATGCCACGAACAAGCTGCAAAGCAACCGAGTTCATATAAGCCTGAATATTAGCAGAAGAAACAGGAGAACCACCATTTGTAACACCGCTAAATGCGATATTACGGAAGAATGAACCGACTGTAGTTGAGCGGTCAATACCGCCAACAGTACCGGTTGCAGGTGTTTTGCTTACAAGAAGTTGCAAGCCTCCGATTTGACGACCACCGTCTGCAGTGCCGTCTGAATAAATATCGATTGCGATATTGTTGGTCAAAGTACGTTCAGCGTTGGCAATCCGTGATTCAAGCAAGTCGATAATTGCATTCTCACCGCTATTTTGCAACATTTCCAACCCGGAGATTGAAACGGCAACCGCAGCCTGAGCAATATTGAACTCTGCACCGGTGAACACGTCGGAAGGAGCAATATTAAGAGCCTCATAACCGCTATAGCGTTTATAAGTTCCGTTCTCTGCATATTCTAGTTCTTGTACGATTGTACGACCGCCTGAAAAGGTTTTAACTTTGCCTTTTTTGCGAAGACGTGACAACAAAGCGTTGTTTTTAGATACGTTGTCCGCTAGTTTACCGGTGCGATTACGCAAGGTAGTGGTAACTATCTCGGTCAATGTACTTGAAGGGTTTATTAAAGCCATAAAAGTATCCTTTGATTAAATTTGATTAACTTACGAACTCTCTAAAGTTCGCTGTGATTTCGTCACGCAATGAGCGGTTAGTATTAGAATTTGCAGGAACATGAATCCCCGGATTACCAACAATAGAACCTGCTGCACGTCGTGCGTTATCCGATTTAGCCTTTATTTCTGCAACTCGTTTCGCTTCAGCATCAGCAACTTGCCGGCTAAGTAGCGTTGAACGAATATCAGGTCTTGCCCAAACAGCCATATCATAAGCCTCTTGCAAATCCTTAGCACGTCCAGCCTGTAGTAATGCAGCCATATCGGCTTTTACTGATTCAAAATGAACATTTTCGGAATTAGCAGCGAAAGTCTGTATAGTACTCTGTATAGATTCCTGTTGTAGTTGCTGTTTTAATGATTCTTGCTGTTGCAAGTATTGCTTCATTTGCTCTAACTCTTGTTGAGTCCGCTGCAATTGAGGGTCAATTTGTTGTTGCGGCTGCATAGCTGCCGATAAATCCGCACCATATTGGCGAGCTAAATCTAATAGCATTTGCCCTTTGGCTTGTGGTGTTCCCGTACGTAATAAATAAGCCGAATTAAGCAAAGACTGAATTGCAATTTGTGGAGTTCCGCCCTCTGCCGCAATCATCGGCATATAAGGTGTTACAATATCTTTAATCGATTTTCCATATTGTCGCTCTTCATCAAACTTAGTAAAGCCTTTTTCAACTTCAGCTTCACGCTTTGCAACTTCCGCTTGAATCTCGGCAGGTAATTCAGCCCACTTAGCCTTTGCAGCAGCAGTCCATGAATTAGGAGCGGTTGATACTTTGGTGTCGACGGTTTTTTCTTCAGTCTTTTCAACTTTGTCGGGTTTCTCTCTGTTTTCCGTTTTTTCAGCTTTTTCAACCTTATCAGATTTAGGAGTTTTCACTTTAGTTTCTGCTTTTGTAAGCTCACGCTTTTCATTAACTTCTTTAGATGCAGATTCTATCTGTTCACGCAATGAAGGCTCTTTTGATTCCACATTATTTTCTTGTGGAATATTATCTTTTACATCTTCATTTTGTGAAATATCAGTCATAAATTACCCTAAATGTTGTTGAATCGCCTGATGCAGCTCTTTTCTTACGTTAAAATCACCACGAATCTCAGTATTTGCCTTAGTTGGAGTTTGGTCGCCCATTTCAATATAACCCCTGGCACGCAATGAGGCTGAATAATCCCGACGGCTTGTATATCGCTTGCCATCTGCCATTGATTTAATCCCGTCACCCATAATAGCATCGGCATCGTAAACATAAGCCGCTTTACCGGGTTTAAACTCAGGCAACGGCTTTGATTTCAATTCTCGGTAAACCCTTATCGAATCAATCGCATGCTCACTATTCTTAGGCATGAAGGCAATTAGTTGATGAGGCTCAAAATCCTTATCCTCACGAATCCATAAAGTGCCACTCAAGGCAACCCCATGTTCTTCACATAATTTACATAATTTTTCTGTAAAATCTTTATACATAAATCCTAAATTACAGTTTATTTCTGTAGATATAATATATCTACAATTTTAATTTGTAAATAGTTATTTTACACAATAACAGGTTGCATCTGCATTCTCTCACGTTCTAGCTCTAATTTTCCAAGCATTTCTTCACGTTGCAATTGCATTCTGCCTTGCATTTCTTCACGCTCTAATTGGATTCTTTGCTGTGATTCCTGTTGTGAGATTTGTAATTTAGCTTGTTCTAGCTGCATATTAGATTGTTGGCGTATTTGCTCGGATTGAATATCAGCTTGCATTCTTGCTTGTTGTGCCTGCTGGTCAGCTTGTGCTTTTGCCTGAGCAATCTGCATGTCAGCTTGAATCTTTTGTTGTGCGGGATCGGGCTGCGGAGGTGCATTTTCCTTAGATTCAGCCAACTTAATTAGTTTTTGCTGTGTCATCTCAAAAGTAGTTTCAAGTTGCTTGCCGACGGGAAAACCACGAATGCCGAACATTAACATATCCATGAGCAGCGGAGTCATTTGTGGTGATTGCTCGGCAATCGGCATCATTTTTTCCATAAATGTTGAAACTGCAGTTAAAAACTCAACCCGTGAAGCTTTTTCCGCTTCTTGGTCGGCTTTCATTGTCGAATCGGTTTCAATATCAATTCTAAAACACCGCATTGCATTATCTTTAAGCAACGCATAAACCTCTTCCCACGCAGGTTGTGCCATTAATTCTTGTAATTCTTCAGGCATCGGTTGCGGAGGTGCAGGCGGTTGTCCCGGCATTTGCGGAGGCGGTGCAAATTGCATTTGAACTTGTTGCTTTTCGGAATTTGTAAGCAACTTAATGCCGCTTATCGACTTAATTGTCTCAAGCTGAAAATGATTTGCAATGATTTGAGCAAATATCCGTGTTAATTCACGGCAGAAACGCTGAACACCATTTTGTCCGTCATCAAGCCTTAATGCTGCATATTTACCTTTCAGATTTTGAGCGGTTGCAGTCTCGCTGGCTTTTGTTGCACCACGGATAATATCGGCAATCCCCGTAATTTCATATAAATCTTGTTTGACTTTATCCCGAGCCTCATACAATCCAAGCAATGTTTGTAAAATTTCCTGCATCGGCATTAAATCAATAACACCTTTCAATCCGCCTTTGTCGCCAAATACAGCCCACTGCTGAACAGGTATAAGTTGATTCTCAACACCTTCGCTTAACAAATTAGCAACACCGCTTGCCGAAGCATCATAAACACCCGCAACTTTAATTGCCTTCGTAATTGCAAATATTCTGCCCGTTAAATCGTCAAGCTCTTTAGCCTGGTCTTGATATTGAGTATAATCGGGAATCGGCACAAGGCTATCATTAGTCATTGTCGGAAATAACGGACGTGGACAAGGATAAAAATCATCTAAACCAAGCGGGTCATCTCTTTCGTCCAATATTTCGTCAAAATCCTTATGAATCCAAACAGCTTTTTTTTCCCGTTTGTTCCACATCTCATAGATAATCGCTTTTTTGCTATTATCTTCAATCTTGGCATCGGATAGATTTTTAGGTGAATAATCGAGCGGAACTTCATTAAATATCTCGCCAAAACGCTCTATACCCTCTTCTTTCGTTAAATAAACAATACGCCAAACAATAAAAACCTCGTCCCAGCTACGAGCTACATTATGTCCGAAATCTTCCCAATAAACATAATCAGGAACAACCTCTTCATAGGCGACATCTTGCAACGGCTCTGCCTCATCGGTGTCTTCGGTTACTTCAACACCTTCATCTTGTACCTCTTGATTGCCGACTACTTGCACATCTTTAAAATGCGGAACATACCGCACCCAAACAACACCTCTGCCGGGCAATAATCTATCTAAAACTGCCTGTTTTACATTATGACGAAATCTGTCTTGTGTAATGAAATAATTAACGCAACGCTCCCAAATCTCTGCGGCTAATCTACCGGTATCATCTTTATCCTTAAAACGACGTTCAATATCGGGATTTGGTGAGCGGCTGAAATAAGCAGGCAGTAAAGTCTGAACGTTTGAATATAGAATGTTGTACTTACGACCGCTTTCGCTGCTGCCTCTAACGTCTTTATAACGCTTGACAATTTTACGCCCCCGACCTTTCCAAGTTTCATATTCTTGGTCATAGGCAGTAATTTCAGCTACATATTCAGAGTGTTTCATATTCTAGTCTCTTTCTTTGTTTCATATCCCCAGAACAATTCATCGGCAGTCATCTCATTTAAGAATCTAGGTCTATTAAGTATTGCCGGTGCTTCGGGCTGTTTAATTACCCTTGCAATCATCTCTAAGGCATCGCAACCATGAGAAGCCCAATCATGATAAGGTTTCTCTTTATATCGTTTGCGGTCATTATCAAAAATATAACGATAATTCTTAATTGCTCGAAGCCCGTCGTGGCAATTAGTTTTATGAAAGTGTAAGCGTGGGAATACTTTGCTTAAAGCGTTAATTGCGTTTTGCTGTGTTGTCGCTTGTACTAGATTCATTCTAACGCCTAAATCATGAGCTTGACTAATTATTGAACGTCCACCGCCTTGTAATGTTTTATTTGCCGCATCATGCGGAACGTAATGATTTCCGTAATGATATGGCTTTGATGCGATGATATTACAGTAATGCTCTATTTTTTCAAGGCTATTTTCATAATAGTCTATTAGGTGTATTTCATTGCCTGATTGTTGATAAAACCAAATCGCGGTTGCGTCATCAAATCCCAAATCCCAAACCGTATTTACGGCAACATTTGCTTGATAATCAAAGTCTAAAATCCGCCCTTCAAGCTCTGCTTGTGCTATTTCTGCTCCATAAACCAAACCTGTAACCAGTGCATTAAAATCGCATTCAAATTCTTGTGCATATTCATTGTCGGACATTAGCTTTTTAAGCCTAAGTAATTCATCAGGGTTGATTATCCCCGTTTCGCTTGCTTTCAGCACCTGCCAGAACCAATCTTGCGGGGAGTTTTGAGCATCAACTAGAAAGTCATAAAGCAGGTTCTCAGTGCCTCGAACCGTCCCCGAAACATCAAGCCAGCCCTGCCTATCCGATAAAGCAGGCATAATAACTTGATTTATTACGCCACGGCTTATGTCTTGAGCTTCATCAATTACAATCCCATCGAAGTACAGCCCACGCATACGGTCGGCATTTTCAGCACCGTAAAGTTTAATAATTGCACCGTTATGAGGCATTGTGATTGATAATTCTGATTCATTACATTTTGCACCGAGTTCAATTAACGGCAGACAAAATCGCTTAAAATACAGCCATGCAATATCTTTTGCCTGAACATAGTAAGGGGCTAAATAACCAAATCTAGGCTGTTCTTTCTTACAAAGCACAGCTTCTTTAATGATTCGATTAACCCTTGCAACTGTTTTGCCTGCCCGTCGATGTGCAATAGTGATAGAAAATCGCTTATCGCTTTTGTGATAAGGCTTGAATGCTTCACGGGGCGAGTAATCAATTACAAGTGTCACTCTTTCCAACCAATCTCTATTTTAGCTTGAACTTCCGATTTAACTTCGCTCCTAGCGAGCTTGGGGATATGATACTCACAAACCGACATGATACAATCAAACGCTTTTGCAGGGCTTTCTTCTTCAATCTTGTCTAACAAGCGTTCAAGCCTATCCACATTACCCTCAACAAACGCAGCGATTGCCTCACGGGCATTTGTAGTTGCCGCATTAGGAACGCCTTTTTTACGTCCGTTTGGATTCATTGCTTTACCCTTTGGTGC